CCTTCCAGTCCGATTGTCTGGCTTCTAAAAGTTTACCTTGGTAAGCTTCTTTTCCTTCGGCCATACGAGATGCATGCATTAATTGTGCATCTGACATTGCCATTTTAGTCTTCTGCTTATTAGCATAAATCTTACTTCCAGCAGAAACGGCTAATTTAATTGCCTGAAACCACATGTTAGTACCAATCTGCTTTGCTTTTCTTTTCTGCAAGCATTCTTCTTTGACCTTTTACCTGAACTGACTGAGTTTCAGTAGGGTTTGACACCTCAACTTCTACTCCACCGTTTAGTAAACCGTCTTTATTCAAGAACATGTCATGATCTACATGAGTCATACCTGCGTGACTGTTTTTTTTATTTTTTTTCATATTTATTCTCCTCTACTTCTGATTATAGCAACATTTCCAGGCATTTCACCCATTTTCGGTGCTGATGGAATTGTTTTACTTAAAATTGTCTTTTCAATAGACGTATTAGCTCTTAGTTTAGCTAATTCTTCGTTTTGTTCAAGCTTATCTTCTTGATTTCCTTGGTTCATCATAGCTTTTGACTTGTCTAAGTTCAATCTTTGATCAGCTTGGTCATGTTTTTGTTGGTTATCCATAGCTCTAAGGTCTAATTCCCTTGCTTTTAATTTTGCAATCGGATCATTTCCAAAGTCACCCATGATTTTATTTTCTTCTTCCTTAAACTCTTGAGTCATATCAGCAATTAACTTAGCTTTTCTTGCTTCAATACCCATACTTAACTGCATAATCTGTTGTTGAATCTCAGGACTCTGTGCCATTTGTGGATTTTGTTGTGCCATTTGTTGTAGTTGCATTAATTGTTGTATTTCTTCTCTGAACTCTACTTCTAACTGCTCTTGTGCCATTAAAGAAATGTGTTCAAAAATGTTTTTTTGTAATGCACCCATAATTACAGGATTATTTTTAGCCATATTAGTTGCCATAAAATTTAAATGTGAAGTTATATGTGCTCTGTGATCCTGACCTTTAAATGCTTGAAAAGGTTTACCACTCATTGCCATAATATTTTCAGATGCTGGGTCCATTGGCATTGGTTGTTGAGGTGGTGGTAGGATTCTATTAATATCTTTTACACCGATTGCAGAATACATGTCTTTATAAGCCTCATACAAATTGTGCATTCCAGGATTGGACATTGCAAGTTGTAATTCTGTTTGAGCCATAGATATTCTTTGTGACTGTGAAAATATATTTGGATCCGCTATAGGCAAGATATCTACTTTTTCATCAAAGTCTGCAACCTTAATATTTCTTTGTCCACCTACAACGTCATATGGATATTCTGGTGGAAGATAAGTTTTAAATACATCAGCTAATAATACAAATTCTTTTTTAAGCGCCACATACAATCTCTTATGTATGGCTGACATGACTCTGGAACCACGTTCTAAAAGAGCAATGGTCGTTCCAACAGCGGCCTGTTGGTTGCCGTCACCGACCTGCATGTCAGCTATGGCGGCAAATCGTTGTCCTGCTTGAACCACTATTCCCATTAATTGTAATAATGTTGCTGATGGTTCTTTGAAAGGTAAAGGCATAAATGCGTCTCTGATATTTCCTCCAGGTGCATCTACGTCTCTAAACTCTCCAGGTTGAATCGATTGCGCTTCATCTCTAACACGAATACCTCTTTGTTTAAATCCAGCTGGCATATTTGAAAATGTACCAGCATCTAATAATTGTCTAAGTGCATTCGTTGCAGTTCGTGATAATCCACCGATCATGTGAATTAATCCAAAACCGTAAAAGCCTAGGCCCGGTAAAAATTTAAAGTGTGTAAAATACTCTACTTTACTTTTTGTTGGATCTTCTGCTTTATAGTTTCTTCTAATTGATAGAACTTCTCTTGACGATGTATCGACTGTTACAATGTAAGGAAGTTTAATTCCTGTTGGGTTTTGTTCCATGTCTTTATCTTCAAAACCTTCTAGGTCAATATTTGTATGTATTTCTAGAATAGTGAACATCTGTTCGTCTCTAGTTTTCTTAACTCCTTCAAGCTCTCTTTCTTTTTTCTCTACTTCTGTTTCTTGTGCATAGCCTGGTGTAATTTCTATGTCTCTATAAAAACCAGACACTTGTTTTTTTCTTAATTCATTTTCTGACATTTTTAAAACATGCACGATTGAATCTGCATCTTCTAAAGATGTTGCAGTGTATGGAACTATCAGGTCATCTGCCGGAACAAATTTAGACACGGCTCTGTCAAGAATTTCATCGTAATAAATTTTCTTGAAAGCAGAGCCGCTAAGAGGGAGATAAAAAAGTAACTGATCGAACTCGGGTTCATACTCTTTCATCACGTTCATGAGTTGATAGTTCATGAAATTTTTTACTCTCGTTGACTGCTCTTCTTTTTGTCTTGAAGGTATACCCATAATTTGAGTATGTACTGGACCAGTCGCTGGAAGTAATTCTTTATAAGCTTGTGCTTGAAACTGTGTTACTGCTTCTGCTAATACAGGGTGAGTTGCACCACTTGCATTTGAGAATGGTTGAGATCTTGTCTCATATTTAAATCCTAATAAATCTAAACCTTTTGTATATGAATCTTCCCAATCTTTTCTAGATGCTTTGTACTGTGTGTAGTTTTCAAAAAGTTCAGAACCTAATCTACCTAAAACATCTTCAGGTAGTAAGTCTGCTAAGTTATCAAAATGTTCGTTAGTTCCTGGCTGGTTTACAGCTTCAGGATCAAAAGTGATTGTAGCACCACCGTCTTCGTCTTGTTCAACTTGGACATCTTCTGGTCCAACTTGTTCTTCAATATTATCTTGAGAAGCTTCCGCTATCTCCTCTTCGCTAGGTAACTTTATTTCCTGCTCTACGTTTGGTAAAGACTTGTCTATTGTTGACATTATTTTTCTCCGAGTTCGACACCACTATAATCTTTTTTTCAGGAACATTCAACCCCTGTGGGTTGGGTCCTCTAAGTGGTGGAATTGTAGTCGTTAGTTTTTTAATCATCTAATAATCCTAATCCTTGTATAGCTAAAGATGCACCTAGTCCACCTATACCTGCTCTAGATAGTCCTCTAAGTGCTATTTTAGGTAAACCTAATCTAGCGGCTTTTCTAAGTGTAGGGTTTAATCCTCTAGTTAATTTATCTGTTTGTTCAGCAAATATTGGGTACGTATAGTTTAGTGGATCTGTTGCAATATCTGTAATTGAATCTCCTTCTGCAACTTGACTAGCAATATCTCCAGCCATAAACGGTGCTAGTAGTGCAGGTGATGCTGCAACTCCTAGTCCTCTTCCTAAAACTCTTAGACCTGTTTTAATTGCACCTTTTGGTTTTCTTTCAATACCAAGTGCTCTTGATTTACTTGCTTTGATTGTTGATGGCGCAGCAAGTGCTGTTGTTCCTGCAAGTGTTGCACCCAATGCAGGTAGTTGATAATCTAATATTGCAGGTCTTTCAAAGTCTGTTGTAATAGGTTGTGTTGCCATATCTACCAACATACTTTTCTGTTGATCTTCGTTTGATAAATAACTTGTTGGATCATCGTTTCTAAATGCTTTGACTAATCCTATCGCAGCTCCAACACCAGCACCGATACCAAATGTTTTTGGACCAGGGCCTTTTAAGAATCCTAAGAAACCGGTAGCCGCTTGTTTAAATTTACCTATCTTACTTGCTTCTTGTGCTAATTTTTGAGGATTATTTTGTAGAGCATCTTCTACCGCATCTACACATTTTAATGCTGATCCTCCACTAGCTTTTCCTTTAATGCTCGGGAGTTCGCAAATTTGACCTCCTGCTACTGCATCAGATCTAGCGTCATTAAAAAATAAATTTACAGCTCTCGTAACACCTCTATCTCTATAAGTAGAAGCTGCTGCTTTTGAAATACTTTCTTCTGTAGGAATGTTTGTTCCAAGTTGTTGTCCTTCAAAAATATAAGAAATTCCTCCTGGAAGTTTATTTATTTTTTTAGAAGCAGACGAAAGAATTTTGTTTTGTTCGGTTACATCTTTTGCATTTTTAAAATCTCTTTGTAATTTACTGTCAATGTAGTTTAATTGTCTATTTGCATCTCTAAAAACTACTTCGCTATCCCACCAATTATTTTTAACACCAGAGGGGT